GGACTTTTGGTGCTTGATGTAATTTTCATACTTCCACTATCATATCTAATCGCTTTATGGATATGGGTTTTGACTCCCTTGATGCTGACTATACCCCGTCACATCATATACCTTTTTAACCGTGTATTACTGTCAATAAGTAATGTCACCAAGCGACGCTCTGTTAGTGATGATGAAACAGGTTCACGCCGATGTAGTTCAAATCAGAGACAACCACTTGGCTCACATAGCCGACGACATAAGCGAGATGAAAATAGAACAAGCCGAGATGAAGAAAGACATAGAAGTAGTAATGGCATTCAAACAAGAAGTGGAAGGCGAACTAAGAAGCGTCGTCAAGAAAGTTATCGGGATTGGTATTGGAGTAATAAGCGCAGTTCTCGGATTACCAGTGATTATGTAAAAGGAGATGATAATATGAGTAATAACAAAGCAAGTCAAAATGATAAATTAGTGTGGGTTATTGGTGTTCCATCAATACTTGCATTTGTAGGGTTCGCATGTCTTATTATTTGGAGAGGATTAAACAACCCCGAACTACTAGATAGGCTTGAAGAGTATGGTATCTTATTGGGTTTCATAAGTGGTCCGGCTCTCATGTTTATGAATAGCATTCTTGAACTTTGGAAAACAGAACAAAAGAATGAAGTTGATGCTATTCCTGCTGAAACCGAAGCAAGACTGGCAAGAGCAAAGGCTCAACATGAGCATGAAATGAATTTGGCTAAGGCTCAACATGACCATGAGATGAAGGTTGAGTTGGAAAAGTTGAAACTTGAAACAAAATAAGCCGATAAGGTTTAGAACCAAAGGCATATAGTAAGGTTCATGGCGGAGGGGCGTAGGCGTTTTCTTGATTTGTTTAAAAGAAATCGAATAGAAGCACTTCCCGTTCCAGATAGAGGGGAATTAGATACAAAGGCATTAGCCTCTTTGACAAAAATAGGTATGCAAACTGCTGGAAAAGGCTATCATAGCAAAAGTGCAAGCCCCGACATTGATTACACTTTAATTAAACAAATTAGCCTTCAAAATGAAGTTATAAATGCCATTCTAAGAAGGACAGTTGATGATACATTAGGTAACGGCTATCAGTTTCACTTACAAGACGGCATCGAACAAGGGAATGATGCTGAACTAACTACGCTTAGAGAGTTTTTCAAAACACCAAACCCTGACGATAATGGCGACGAATGGCTTGAATCGTTAATCTTTGACTTGGCACTATTTGGTGATGCGTATTTAGAATTGGATGGGTCAAAAGATAAATCAACTAACAATGGTCAAAACTGGAATTTTGGTGGCAACCTTACATCTATATGGAATATTCCTGCTGAAACTATGAGGCTTGTTCCTGCTAACAGAACTCCTGCACCACCTGCTATGGCTTATGTTCAAACCATCAATGGCAAGAAACGAATGTTCACTTCAACAAAAGTTCTTCACATATCAAAATACAAAGCAGGGAGAGGGTATGGTTCTTCACCGATTGTTCCTTTGATGAATACTATTGCAGGGCATCTAAACTTATCGAATTACATAAACGAATCATTCACTGGCACATTACCAAAGACGATTCTCAATGTTGGAGATGTTTCTAACGCTGAAATGAAATCTATGCTAACCATGCTTGAGCAACAGTTGAGCGGGGGCAAATCACCATTTGGTCTTGTAGCAGTTAATGGTGGAACAGGGTTTCAAACTGTTCGATTACTCGACTCTATGAAAGATGGTCAGCATTTGGATTTACTTTACTATTACAGGGAAGAGATATGTGCAGTATTCGGCATACCTCCAATGAAACTTGGTTGGGTGCAAACAGGTAAAATGTCAAATCCAGAAACACAACTCGACTCTTGGTACGATGTTGTTGAAGCATATCAATACAGAATAGAATCTATGGTAAATCATAAGATACTACCACTGTTGGGGGTTAAAGATTACAGGTTCAAGTTTAATTCAATTCGACCATCTAAACAAAAGGTAATGGCCGAAGTTGTTAGGGCGCAGGGTCAGGCTATCGCCGCTCTTAGACAAGAGGGAGTTATTAGCATCAATGAGTCACGGCACATGCTCGGACTTGAAGCAATACCCGAAGCAAACGCCGATGACCCGTCTTTCTTATCACCAAAATTAACTATTAATCAGCGTCAAGAAAGTTTTCAAACTTTTTCGGAAAACTTTTCGGAAGCCCCAGTCGGGCATTATGACTATTGGGTTATGAAAGCCGATAGTGTTGAGAACGGACAGTATGTATCTTGGACTACCCAAAAAGGAAAATATGTCGGTCAGGTTTCATCAGTGATAACTTCCGGTGAAGTAGCGGTTGTTACTTCAAGTGGAGGACAAGAAACAATTGAGGCAAGTGAAGATAATGCAGTTGCACGGGTTGTTGTTTATGTTGATAACGAAGATGGAACATATAGCCGCAGTGATAGAAGCGTTCCAGTAAAAGTATCTATGCTAAGAGTAATTAAAGAACCACAAACAAAGAAAGTGGCGGCGGGTGTGAGAAAGACATTGGCAGAGAAAGCCAAGAAACACAACGCCTCTGTTAGCACACCCACTAAAAAGACAAGCACCCGAACCCTTGTGTCAGTCTTCCGAAGGGGAGTAGGTGCATACAATTCTAACCCTCAATCAGTGCGACCTTCCGTGAGTAGTGCTGACCAATGGGCTTATGCGAGAGTCAATTCATTCTTGTATGCTTTGAAAAATGGCAAGTGGAGGGGTGGCAAACATGACCAAGATTTATTTCCAAAAGGACACCCACTATCAAGTAAGAAGTCTGTTGAAGATGAAGAGATAACAGAGGACATTATAGACAAGAGAGCATTAACAAAAAAAGACAGAATCCCACCACAGGGAGTTAGAAGTGCTTGTAAGACAGGAATAAAACTCTTTGAAGATGGTTACGGTGGGTCAGGATTAGAAGGAACAACTGTAAAAGAAGCAAGAGCAATTGCACGGGGTACTGCAATAACTGTTTTCAAGGCTAAGAAAATGATTAGATGGTGGGGAAGAAACGCTCGATTCTTAGATGAGCCAAAAGATAGTCCGGCATGGACTGCGGCTATGCTTTGGGGTGGCCGTGCGGGTAAATCGTGGGCTTCTAAACTCAAAAGAGCCTTAGATGCGGAGGATTAATCTTGTCTAAAATGCTTCAAAACATGAATGCAACTGTTAGTGTAAATCATGCTATATTCAACAGAATAGGTTTGAAGTTTCACATGCTCGCTGCGACAATGGGCGGTGAGTTTAGCAGAGATTGTTCAAAGAGGATTGCTGAATTTATTTTGAGAAAAGCAAAAAAATTAGTTCCAGTTAGGACTGGGCGACTTAAGAAAAGTGGCAGGGTGGTTATGACCCCCGATAGGAAGGGATATACAGTCAGGTTTGGAAATTCTAAAGTTCAATATGCGTCAGTGGTTGAATATGGCCGTTCCGCATTTGCACCAATGCGACCTCAACCATATTTACGACCTGCCGCTCAAATGGCGAGAAAGAAAATGAAGTCCGTTCCTCAAGAAGTGTTCAACAAAAAGTTTAGAAGAATCTTCCCAAGAATCATGGTATAGACAAAACTGTTATATAGGTGCATCGTGTAGGACTATACATGCAAGACGCAAGCCCCCCGAACCCAGACATGACAGGAACAGATAACCCAGTTGCTAACCTAACTTACAAAAGAGCATACAGGAAGAAAGAGAATAGCACGCCTTTATCGGGTGAATCATTTTCTCACGAAGGCGAATATTATCAAGGTCTAACTTACCTTGTTTCTCTCAAAGAATTGACGGCTGATGAAAAACTACACATTAATAATTTAGTTGAAGCAAACTCCGACTCTCATGTATTGATTGCAGAGAAAGTTGGTTGGAGTTACCATCACCACTTGTATGTGCGAATTGACAACAACAACTTTCAGCAAATGGTATTAGGTTGGTTGCTTTACTAAAGTATATACAATATGCTTATATAGTAGTGATGTATAGGACTAAACAGAGGCGAGAGAGATGACACCGGAAGAAATAGGAAAAATGAAATTTATAGATGAAGTATTGGCAAAGCATAAAGAAACAGACGACTGGTTTCAGGCTTTTACCCAAGTTGCACAAAAATTCTTTGACGAATCGAGGGTGTGAATTGGATAAGAATGCTAAGAAGTTGAAGAAGTTTCCACTTTGGATAAATTATAGAGCCTATCTATTGGCTAAAGATTCATTGGCAAATCCAAAGAAACTGTTTTACGGTTCGGAGGCACTTGACATAGTGTTAGCCAACAAACCAAGAATGGTTGGGAATAACTTTACTCCACACAACAAATACTTAGGAACAACTACAATATCTTACTTCTTGAAGCGTTGGGGATGGACTAACATAAGGGGAACAAAGCATAGCACATGGCATTTTGCTAAGGATGAAGAATGGTTAGAAAATCTATATCAAGAAATTTTTCAACAAACTCCAGAGAACTATGAAGCAAAGGAAGTGTATTAAACCCTTTATCATAGACACCTTTCTATGGTGGACTTTGGTAAAGCCGTTTTCTTGGATGACGATAAAATATTCAATGCCATTAAAGGCAATACGGAAGAAGCCGTATTTGAATACAGGATGATTGTTCCTTTCAAGGTTGATAAAAGCGTTGATGAAGATAATTACAAAAAAGACGATGACGATGTTGTTGTCTATGGTCCGGTATATGTCGGAGATGAAGCCATGCTTGACCGACACAAGGAAATGGTTGAGCCTAAAGCAATATTAGACTCTTGGAAATCTTACATGAAGAATCCAGTTATTCTATACAATCATAGAAAAGACTACGGCGTTATCGGAGTTATGGAAAATGTCGAGATGGGTTCTTATGAGGATGAGGACAGGAAGATTAGCACAGTTATGGGGCGTGCAAGAATTGACGGTGGAGAAAAAGACATTGTTAGAAAGATTAGAAAGGGAATGCTTAGGTCATTCTCTATTGGTTTCATAGCAAAAGCCGCAGTAAAGGAATGTCCTAATGACAAGGAAGATGAATCTTGCTATGTTAGATTTACTAACATTGAATGGATTGAAACAAGCGTGGTTGATATTCCCGCTTCACCAAATGCTCTCTTTGATGTTGAGAAGTCTTTAGTTTCTTATACAGGTTCTAAAGACATTATTGGCGGAGATGGTTGCGGTGGTTGCGGTTGTGGTGGAAATCATACAGAGGAAAAGCACATTGTAGCAGTTGAAGAAACCGAGGACAGTTATGTTATCGAGTTTGGTAAAGCCGAGCCAATGGGCGCACCCGACCAAGATACTGAAATGGAAGAACTGCGCCAACAATTAGCACACTTGGAAGAAAAGTTCAAACAGGCTATTGCCACCGATAGCGTTAATACCCATATAGAGAAGGAAAGTTCCATGTCTGATGAGCAAACCTCCGAAGAAGTAATTGAAGAAGTTGAAATCAAGGAACAAGAAATAGAAGTTCCAACCGAAGAAATAGTCACTGTTAAAACCGAAGAGGTTGAAGAAGTTCTCGAAGAAGCAGTCGAAGAAGAAGTTCTTGAAGAAGCAACAGAAGAGGTTGAGGAAGAACTTGTCGAAGAAGAACTTGTTGAGGAAGAGGCTCTTGAAGAAGAAGTAGTCGAAGAACTTGAAGAGAAAACTCTTGACGATGATGCAGTATTAGAAGAAGTTGTAAAATCCGTTCTAAGTATGGAAGCAACTCTAAAGAACCTGACAGACAAACTCGATGAAACAGAATCACTTAAGAGCATTATTGCTGAAAGAGATTCACTAATTACATCTTTGACCGAAGAGAAAGAGATTGCAGAGCAAGAAGCAGTAATTGAAGCAGAGGTCGGTAAAAGACTTGCTGAAAAAATGGCTGAACTAAACATTGAAACAAAATCCGTACCGGCTGAAAGAAAAAGCCTATCGGCTAACATTACTCCAACTGAAAAGAAAACTGGAACAACCAAGTACGACCCTTTGCCAGAAGTAAGCAAAGGCATGGCCGGACTTGGCTCTTGGCTATCCGAGAGAATTGAAGGAAGAGGACTTTGAAGTTAGGATATACTTAATAACCAAATAGAGAAAGGGATATAATATGACAAGCGAAGAAATGAACTTTAATGAGATGACTGAAAAGGTGAAAGCAGCGTTAGCAGGTGTAGCAAATACAACTGGTGCAACAATGCTTCCTACTGAAACTGCTGAAGAGATAATCGGAATAGTATATGAGAGAAACTTCATGCGTTCTCTTTTCCCTGCTATGCCAATGTCGAGAAGAATTATGAAGATTCCAAAATTGACAGGTAGTGTATCATTCCACCAACAAACTCTAACAATGGCCGAAGCCGGAACTGCCGCAGGGGAGAGCCGAAACGCTACTAACGAAGTTGAGTTGGAACTTAAGACAATGATTGCTAATATTCCAATCGGTAATTACCTGATTGCATACGGTGTCGAAGGATTGCTTGCAGTTCTAAGAGATGATATTGCTTCACAACTTGCTACTAACGAACAATCTTTGTTCATTAACGGTGATACTGCTACTGGTAACTCTTTTGCTGACAACATTAACGGACCACATGCAACTTCTGGTGCTGAACTAAACCCAACTGGTGTTAGCGGAACTGTAAATGATTACCTTCTATTGTTTGATGGTCTAAGAACTGCTTGTATCGGAACTGGTGCAACTGCCGGAAATAGATTAGGGGTTACTGTTGATGCAACCCAAGCAAATGCAGGTTCAGCCTTCACACTTGCTCACATGAGAAGTGCTATCGCTAAGTTGGGTGTTTACTCCGACAACAGAGATGAATTGGCTATGATAGTTCCAAGAAACCTTGAGGTTCAACTCTTAGGACTTACTGAACTACAAACTGTTGATAAATACGGTGCAGGTGCTACTATCCTAAGCGGTGAACTTGGTCGAATCTATGGTGTCAGAGTTTTCGCTACTGGCGTTATTCCAACCAACATGAACCACACAGGTAAGTTTGCTCTATCAAGCGTTGCTAACTCTGTAAGAAACTGTACAATCGCTATGCTAGTGAATGTCCGTTCTCCACTAATCGGCAACCCAACAGTTGCAGAGAGAAGATTCAGTATTGGCTTCCATGACGAACCAACAAAGGACAGATTCGTGCTTATTCCTAAGCAAGATGTTGCCTTCGCAGTTCGCTATGATGAGGCAATATGCACCATTCACGGATTAGCAACTCTTTGAGGCTGATTAACTAACCTTTTAACAAAGGCGATAGCGTAAGCCATAGCCCTCAAGAGAGGGGGCTAAGGCTCAACCGTTAAAGCCCATCTTGACAAGGGATATGTTATGAGCGCAATAGATTACTGCACAGTGACAGAGGTTAGAACTTATTCGGGTCTAATTGATGGTAATAACATCGGACCAACTGATGCTGAATTGGCTACAATGATAACCAATGCTTCACGCTTGGTTGATATGTATGCAGGTCGGCAGTTAGCAGGTGTTGTTAGCCATGTCGAATATCATGATTCAACATACAGGATGAGGCACATTACTCTAAAAAATAGACCCGTCGCTTCTATTACCTCTGTTGAAGAAACTAAATCTGATGGTTCGACTACTGTTCTTGAAGAAGGAAGAAAAAGAGATGGAACAGATGACTGGTGGTTGGATGATGCGGAAGCCGGAGTTATTAGATTCCATAACCTCGTCGGACTAAATGCTATTCAACTATTCAAAATAACTTACACATCAGGAATTGCCACTGCCCCAATCGAGGCGAAAATGGCTACAATTCTCTTAGTTGTTAGACAGGCGGCAAGAGCGAGTTTGAATGATGAGAACTCGGCTGAAAGAATCAAACAATTTTGGCGACCATTACTAGACTCAACGGAGAAAGAATACAAAGAATACTTGGAGAAAGTCAAGGCTAATTCTTTCATGGCCGTAGCAGTCTTTGGTAATGGCGGTGCATGATATGCCCGCTACAAATAATGAGCCTACACTTAGCCCAAAGGCTCTTACCAAAGTTATCTTAGAATCAGGGCTTGCTGCTAAACTCACGGCTGCGGGGCTGCCAAGTATAACAATACAAACTGATAGTTGGTTTTCTATGAAGAATCAAAAAGTGCCACAAATTGTATTGACTAATTTTTATCAAGAAACTGAAATCGCTAACATGAACCCTGCTGCCACGATTGCAGCGACAACAAATACTGGTTATGTCGTGGTTCATTTGCTAACACCAACTGACGAACAGATGTGGAAGTTATTGAAAATAATAAGAGAGCAAGTGCTTGTCAATGCTAATAACGGAAGTGCTAACCCAGAATGGGGCGGTTATGGATATAAATTCATTAAAATATCCGATGTTGTCAATGTCGCTGAACCCATACAAGTCAAGGACAAGGAGGCTTTCTTTGGTAAAGGGTTTGAAGGCAACACCATAGGCGGTGTGCGAACTGACATAGAACTGACTATATTATGGGATAATGCTTAATAACTATTCATGGGTTTGGAACAAACATGGCTAAGAAAGCGAAAGCGGAAGAGAAAGCGGAAGTAAAGGTTGAAGAGAAAGTTGTTGAAGAAAAGAAAGCAACCAAGCCAACCAAAAAGGCCGAACCTAAGATTCTAAATGAATGTCCTTCACCCCTTGATTATGCAACTCCAACAGAGGAATATATCAAACTGGCTTACGGTTTTTACAGAGGCCGAGAACCTACACAGGATGAAATGTCTTTTTACAAATCAAAACTTGACTCGGAAGGACAACCAAGAATCATTTTGACAAAACTTGCTGATGAATGAGGCGGGCGTTAATGCCCTTCAAAGATGCTGATAAACGCAGAGAATATCAGCGAAATTATCACAAGAAATGGTATCAAAGTAATGCTGATAAAAGGAGAGCGCAGGTTAGACTGCGACGAAAGCAAACAAGAGAAAAACTCCAGAAGATAAAAGCGGAGGGGGCTTGTGTTGTGTGTGGCCTATCGGGTCAAATAGCAACATGGGCTTTAGATTATCATCATATTAACCACGATGACAAGGTTGCATCAATTTCTTATCTTGTTGGTAACGGCTACTCTTGGAAGAGAATAGAAAAAGAGATTGCTAAGTGTCAATTAATATGTTCTAATTGTCACCGTATAAAACATTACAAAGAGCATTTGGCGGGCAAAAAGCATAATGAAAAAATCGAAGGCAGGGCTGATAAAACCCGCCAAGAAAGAAAAAGAAGAAAGCGGCATGAGCGTAAGAAATACATGGATGCTAAACTAAGAGAAATGCGAGAGGAAGAATGATGAAGTGCATTCGCCCTTTGGTTCACAATCCACAGTTTGAAGGCAAGCATAAGTGTAAGGCATGTATGCGTGAGGCGATTGAAGAATATCGTCAGGGCTTAATCACTTCTAATAAACATTATATGCGGTAGGTTTATATAGGACTGACCCATAGGATAGTTTGAGAGGCAAGGATTACTCAACACCAAACGAGCAATACCTTATGCAAAAGAACCGTTAGAATCGGCCTACAAATCTCTCACACCTAATATAGGTGGGTTATACAAGACCCTCTCATGAGTATGAGAGCAGGTAGTGTAAAACATGCCGAGTATGAAATAATAGAATACATAACACAGAACATAGACTTGAGCGCACTTTATGCTCAAATGGCAGTTGATGTGCATTCTAAGAAGCGTTTTGATACTGCGGCTGAAAACTTAGTAAAGCACCTTGACAAAATGGCTGCTACAAGGCGTAAGAGCCTACCCAAGAGTCACCCTGACAAGGAGGATTGAGTATGCCTTGTCCTAACTGCGGAGGAAGTTTGAGTATGGTGAATCCAGTTGTTTCAACATCAAAGGATAGAGATTATGATTATGAGTCAGCAGTATGTGTTGGCAAGGTCAAGAAACAAGGCTACCGACGCTTGAAGATGAAAGATGGGGATAAATACCCAGTTAGTAGGTATTGCATTGTGTATCATAAAGATGGAAAACCCTGCGGTTGGAGTTTTGGTCGCCGAAAGCGAATAGAAAGACCGTTGAAGATGAGCGAGGACATTTCCTTAACCGCCACCGGAGGTAGCACACCTACCCCATTAAGGAAAAGCCTCACATTGTCTAATTACAGAGTTAGTTAATATCCGTATCGCATAACAATCATCTATGGGGCGGAGAAATCTAAAAGCCGTTGGGTTATTTGACGGGTTGGCTAACACGCCTAATCCGTCTTTAATATCCGATTCTTTTAACAATATGTCTTTAAATTATACGGATAGTTCAATACTTTCATTATCTCCTACAAACAGTCACCTTTTGCCAATTAACCCAAGTAGTCTAACAACTCCTGATGCTGCAAATGCGAAAAAAGGAGGGTTCAGTTTTTGGATTAAGATTCAACATGAGGTTGCTTTTCATTCAACTACGGCAGGTATCATAGGTATAAATCGTAATGTGGGTGGCAGTTATCTAAACCCATTTCCAGCAGTAAATTTGAATTTATTTAATGACAACGGAGTTTCAAGACTTCAATTACAAGTTTTGGCAACAAATGGAACGCTAAATACTTACAATGCGAATGTGACTTTGACAGTAGGACAATGGCATAATGCAACTGTTGTATTTGATGTGGTTGGTGGCGGTGACACTATTTCTCTGTATCAAGATGCTGCGCTCGCTACTGTTGCCACATTATCGTATAACGCTGATGTATATGCTAACGACAATTACTACATCATAGGGATGACGGCTTCATCTTTTATTACAAATCCTGATGGTACACTTGCACCCATATTCACCCCGCTCAAATATGCTTTAATAAATCACTTTCTTTTTTATGCCGGAACTGCAATTAATCACACTGTTATGTTTGGTCCTTCGCCTTCTATACCAAATCCTTACTACCCCGCAATAACCGATGCAGGTTTTTTGGCATTGTACCTAACGAGAGCGAATCAAACTATTGACAGTAATAGACTTTCAACATACATGAAAGCAACTACAATATCGGACTCAATAGATTTTGTAGCAACAAACATTAGTCCTATCCATCCGTCAGGAAGATATGTTGTCTATGATTTTATTAAGAAAAAAGGAACATATAACATGGTAGGGAATCAATACTCAAGAAGCGTTGAGCGGTTTCATACATGGGCTGATACCACTAATGGGCTTGAAACCAGTTGGGGAATGCCTCAAACAATTAGGGCTTTTTCTCAAGCGGTTACGAATGGAATGTTCATGCGCCCCGCATATTTACCATTTCAAAGAGGCGTTGGTCTTGATGTACCTTTAACTTCTATGTCCGGTGCTATAAATAAGAAACTTGCCCCGTTGTCTAATGTAAAACCATTGACGGCAAGTTATGTCAATGACTGGCCTAATGCCCCATCAGTCTTTGGTGGAAGTGGGTCTTTGTATCGAAAGGCACATGAGAACACCTACCCAACACAGACAATAGGAACTATCACCGTCAATAATTACAAAGCGGTAGCCCCAACAAAAGGTTATTTCACCCCATCTTTTAGTTAAATAGGCGGTATCTTTATATAGGACTGGCCTAATGGCTAATCATGAACGGAACACCGAACACCCCCGAACAGAAACTTGCCCGACAAATTATTGCACATCAAATCATGGCAGAGAATGCGTCATGTAGCGCAGGTGCAGGTGGCTACAAATCACCAGAAAACCCTCATGGTGAATGCCCTAAGAAACACCGAGCAATTAATGATGAAATGAACTTTTTAATTAATGAGTATGAAGCAACTTATGGTGCATGGACTTGTGATAGAATGGAACAGGCTTTTATTGCTTATGACTTACAAAGACAGGCTATTAAAAAAGAAAGAATGAGAATGATGGAACGAATGTCTTATGTTTGAGCCTTAATTACTTAAATAGGTGGCAGGTTCACCAAAATACATGACAGAGGCGAAGCGAATACTAATTGCATCGGAATCACCACTACTAACTACTTCATCTTCACAACAAACCAGACGACTTGCCCGACACTTGGCAAGTCAAGGCCACGAAGTCTTTTGCATGGCGTTTAATCATCAAGGACAGGACTTCTTTCACCCCGAAGGGTGGATTATGACCGCAGGTGGCTCTAACTTCGGTGCTACGCCGTTAAACGGTGTTAGTGGTGTAACAGTTATGGATAGAGAACTCAATCGGATTCAACCAAATGTAGTTTACACAGACCTCCCTCTTTGGGCGGTTGGTTCTTTAGTCAAAGCGTGTAACCAGTTCAAGATACCTCTTGTATCTTATATTACACAGAGAGGGCTTCCAATATCAAGAAAGTACATTGAACTTCTATCTATGATTCATACTCCGGTGTTTCAAACACATGCTCTTTACGCAGGGTTTGAGGATTTGGTGAAAAGGTATAACTCCAAAGGAACGGCAGTCATACAGGAACAAAGAACACCGTTTTTAGATAGGTTTGCGGAAGAAGCGATAGCAACCATACCATTCACGCCTGACACAAGATTTACTACACTTGAAGATGAGCAAGTTAAACAAATTAAAGAAACTATGGGATTACCTAATTGGGATTATACATTCATAACAGTTGGTAGGAATCAAAACCATAGACAATATCCGAGATTGCTTGAGGCTTTTAGAGAGTTAGTTTTTGAAAGCGGCAAAGGAGAAAGTAACTACGGTTTAATCATCCATTCGGGCGACCCTCAAGATACTGGCGGTCAAGGATTTAATCTAGTATCATTGGTTGAGCAAATGGGATTAGCAAAGCATATAGCATTCTCCGACCAGTCATGTAATTTAGTCGAAGGTTTATCGGTTGATGATATGGTCAAGTTGTATAATATAGCCGATTGTTTTGTGAGTTCATCAAGTGCATTTTCAAAAGAAACAACCCTGAAAGAAGCGTTAGCGTGTGGGCTACCAGTTATTGTACCCGATAGCCACATAAGTACAAAACACAAAAAATTAACCAAAGTAAAAATTGCTACACAAATTTTAGGGCGTGATGAAGTTGTGTATAACATAGTTGATGAGTCGGCTTTGAAAAATGCTATGGCTAAGATTATTACAAGCGGTAAGAAATCAAACAATAATAACGAGGAAAAGGATATTATGTGCGAGGCTTTGGAAGAAGTATTGTTAAATGCCATAGACGCTCCCCATCCTAACGGCAATAATTCGGTGATACCACAATGACGAGAAAAAGGTTCAAACCAAAGGGTGAAAAGAAGCCCAAGAAAGTTAAACAAGACCGTTCTAACTACGCTAAGTTAGACCATGAGTATGACCCTTTGACCGGAGAACTAAAGGAAGAGGAAATGGATTTAAGCGGAACAATTTGTCCTCATAGGTGTGAGTATCATGATGAGCCTTGTGTTGTTGTAATGGAATACAAAGATAAAAGAGTTCAAAAAATGGTTGAAACATTGTCATCAATAACCGGCACTGATGCACATACCAAAGAGTCAATCCACTACTGCGAATTGTGTCAATTGGCAAATAGACAAAATGGAAATCCGGCGACATATTATAGAAATCCAGAGAACGGAGTTATTTATCAAGATAAGCCAAGAAAACTATCTTACAAACTATGGCTCAAGAAACAAGGGAAAACGGTTTAGAACCGCTAATGCAAACGAAATGTTATGCCAACCACTTTAACCGACCTGACTCCGCCGGTTGGAACAAGAGCGGGATTGCCTTTTACGGTTGTGTGGTCGGATAATGATGCCAATTTATACACTGGAACGGCTGACACAGGCAACCCAATGCAAAACTTGGCTACTTCAAGTATATGGCAAGCCGATTCTCAAGCAACATCAACTAACAAACCAATAGTTGTGGGCGGGGCTAATTATGATTCAACCGCACTTGGCGACGACTTCATATCTTTGTCGAGTGGTAATGTTTGTTTTCAAGGACAACTTCTTAACATTGGTTCACCAGTTCTTAACTTTGGAACAGGTGATTTAGAGTATGCTCAAATGATGTTACACACCGTAAATGGTAGGAGTGTATCTAAAAGAACTCAACCAGTAGGAACTGCTTTGACATTCACTAAAGCGGGGAGATACAATGTTGCTCATAATGAACAATATACCGGAGGGGTTTATGGAAAAGGCCGACCTGCTAATCATACTTGGCATAGATTCAGTGCTGAACACGATGGGTCGCAAAGCATGACGCATGACAACGGCTTACTTGAGGCACATGATGTATATGCGGGGAGATACAATGCACCCGTAACTGATACAGACGACCCTCTAAAAACTGGAATGGGTATAGTTTATGATTCAAAAATATGTTTACCCAGTAATGGCATGGGTGCAACTTATGGAGATAATCACAATATCAAATATGGAGTTTCAATTAACTCAAGTCCGGTCATGACGCATTATTCAGGCGAACCAATTTTACCATCGCAACTCCCCGCTATGGAGGACTCCTACACAATGTCAGCACACTGGGCTATCAATGTTCAATCACTACAACCTATTCCAATACATAGCGGTTCTAATAGTGGCAGTTACAAACCCATTTCTCAACCCGATGGATTAGGCGGCCAAACAACTTCATCTATGCCCCAAGAACCAATACCTTTCAATGAAACAATACAATACATTGGAACTAATGATTTTCTTAGCGATTCAAACAATACTCCTGCCGATGCTGGCGAAATGCTTTGGCGACCACTTGGCCGACCCGATTTAGGCAACCTATGTGTCATGGACTCATGCGGTTTGATAGGATATGAAGGAATCTTTACGGCAACTGCTTTTATGTCCGTATCGGAAGATGCACAGTCGGGTTGGTCGGATGACGATTTAGGAACTTTTGCAGGTATAAATATTCAAGTTCATTCTGGAACTTCGCCAAGAAGGAACAGTAAAGCCTATCGAACTCAATCACTAGCCGATAGAGCGTACAGATATGGTACAGACGGTGCTTATATCACACCAATTACAGAGGCCATGACTACCACTGGAAATCGTGATTCTATTAAGAGTGCAAGTTATTATGAATCGAATGATACTAGAAGTGATAATGCTAGTAAATTTGCACTTGGAAGAAGTACAAGATGGGTAAGTGGTTCAACTCCAATAACACTAGACACTTCACAAACTCCACCAACAGACGGAACAACCCAACAATTAGTTAAGCCAGTGGGATATATTCTCGGAGATAACGGACATTTGAATGGAGGAAACTATACAAAGACCAGTAGTTTGAGTCAGGACTTTATGAAAAACATGATACCGACTAAAATACAAATTGTTCCTGCATTAGTTAATTATCAAGAAGTCACCGTTGAAAAAGGAAATTCACACCCTCAACCGAATACAAATTCAAAATTCAATAAACCATTAGTTGATTATCATGTGTTAGTTAGTCTTGCACCAAGAACCAGATTGTCAGCATCAGCATCAGCATCAAATTCAAAATTGGGAGTACCAAAAGAAAGAAATGCACCGGAAGCAAGAACAAGTGTCAATCTAAATTTAAAAGATGAGGGGTGTTATATCTATCATGCCATATTTAGACTAAACCCTGACTTAGAGCGCATTTATGTTGATGGTGCAGATGTAGCAAAAATAAATTCAACAAATGATAGTTATTGTGTCAATAGTGTTATGCCAAGACAATTCAACCTAATTCAACTAACGCCATTCAAACCGCTCGCCAGTGCGGGCTTTGCCGAAGTGCCTTTGTTATCGAGCGCAATAGAGGCAGGTGGCTTCTATCAACAAGGGGGTATTTCCCATCATTGGTCGGCTGATGTTTTTAATGACGAATTATTTGTTGCCACCGATGTTATTGAAATGGCACATCTAAATTCACAAATCTATGGAACAGGACAAATCAAAGCGGGCGGAGGGGCTGCCGGTGCTGCTGCAATTCCTGACGGACCGGAGATGGTGATTTTCAAATACTCCCCATTCAAAGACCCGTTTTATACAACAAAAATGTCCGTTGAAGGAGTTTTGGATAAATGGTATTTAGGGAAGTCATTGATAGGTGATGTGAACTTCATCAAAAAAATTAATTCCAATCAATCATATGACCTTGCTCATTCGCATGGTTACGATAAAGACAAAATTAGACGAGTACAACAACCTGCCGCATGTTGGAGCGTACATGAATGGGTATTCCCACAGATAGAGGCTATGCGCTATCTTGGTGTCGAAAATAAGGCTTTTATGAAGCATCCAAGACATTCTCTAAACACTAACAACCAACCAATGAAACACCCGACTCTTCATGTTGGAGATTTTCAAATTATGGAAGATGGAAGAATGAAGATATTGGCTATTCATCGTGATAGGATTGACACCACTTTAGATTACCCTTCACCCTTAATCGGCTATCCGCCTCAACCAGATATTGCTCAAAATGGCCGTTGCCCTGCGGGGTATTATTATCACAACGGGGTATGTAAGCCAATAATTTCATCAAGAAATACAATACCTGCCGACACAAGCACTACACATTTTGACCCGATTCTTGGTGTTGAAATTACAACAAGTGGACCACCTTTGCCCGATATAGCAACGGGTACACATTATGTAGGGGGCTTGTCAAATTTTTCAGGACTTCCAACATGGAATTTCATGTTAGGTGACACTTATGCTCGCAGTCTTGTGTTATTATTTAATAACAAAAAAGCAAGAAAGGTTGAAGGCTCTAAATTATTTAGTTTCACAAGAGATGGTAAAAATATAACTTTGGACTTTAAACCAACACTAAGATATGAGTTACAATCAAACCCATACATTTTTGATGTTGAAACCGAAGATGGAAATTCATATCACAATTGGAAGCGTGATGTTGGTTTTTGGTCGGGTTCACAGTTGGCATATTGGTTTCAAGAGAGCGGTCAAAAAGCAATACCAATTACTTACGGTTCTTATCCAGAGTGTCGTATGTCTTATCCAAATTTTGCCAAGTGTTTACCACACTTACAGTTAGAAGATTTTTTGTTGTATAGACAATCCACATCTTCACCTTCAACCTTGATGACTCAATTATTTACTGATGCAAATATTGATGTTGAAAAAGATGAAGATAAGATGTTTTATGTTGATGCAAAATTGACAAGACCAGTTAGCGGTTATCCGTTTTATCAACCGACAATTAACTTTTCTATGATGAATCCAATAACGGGTGATACATATCAAGCGTATGATATTCTCCGTCATTGGGATAATTTAAATGCAGTCTATAAGCACTTATTCCAAACACATTACAATCCTACTACAATTGGGTTTGCTGACTTTGGCGCAGGTGCTAATCCACATCAAGAATTGGGTTGGGCGGGATGGTCTTTCAAACAAGGATTATATGATACAACAGTTAGTAACGGGCTTCAATTTTATTCAAATCAACCTCAAGCAGTTGGGGTTCAAGGGCTTCACATTGGAACTCAATCAACTGGGTTATGGAAAAACTTCTATGCAAACGATGTAAGCGACGAGGGGGCAACTCTTAGTCAATTTACAGGTGGTATGATTGGTATTTCACATCACGGACCGTTGCATTATGGTATAATGTCATCCGACCATCCTTTCAAACCTGACAGGGTATGGAAGCAAGTCAATGCGGGTCTTGGTTATGAGATACCATTAGAATTACTAATACCTGAAAAAATACAGGTTAGAGCAAGAGCGAAGGCCAAGAATAGTTTAGACCTTGAATTACATTTACCGTTGCACAGATACAACTTAGAAAACAACCCTTTGATTGGAAGAATAAAAGGACAGACACCGACTAATTTTGCTCAATCTTCAATGTCACCTTATATTGCTCAACCATATCTTAGAACTAATCTTTGGAATATGGAATCCACATTGTCATCAATTGAAATAGGACAGGCGGAATTAAACGCCAATGCAAGAATACTTGGCAAGCCAAGAAAGACGGGTGGAACAAACTTGTTACAACCCACTTTCTCAGAATTTTGGAAAGACCACCCAACAGAGTTTTTCCATGCAGGGGCTATTCCCATAAATACAGGAACAGACTATGATGCTCTCCATGTAGCAAATGAAAGATATTCTCCGGCATTACTTGGGAATATTGATTCTATGAACAAGCACGATTACATAGCAACGGCAGAACAATTGCAGTCATCGGTTGATGTTCACCTATCTAACTCAATAAGGGCAGTGTGGGATAGTGGAGGCATTGTGAGTGCAAGGGGAAGTGGTTATGAAGATACTTCAATGACTGTATATACACCATTTGAAAGAAGTCAAAATTCAAATCTTGGAGTTCCTACACATAATCAATCAACCGCAGGTGCTAATACAAACTTAGACGATGGTTACGGCTTGGGTATGGGTCAAAGAATTGTGAGAACTCCAGATGGAACATTACATACATTTAGTTTAGACCGTTCAGCAAAATCAGCAACAGATAACATACCAGTATGGACTCATTATTCTAAACCCGCTCATTCGGACTTGTTTTGGAATAGGAAGTCAGTCAAGGTCACTAATAATCAAATCCACGATGGAAAAGATGAAGTCGGACCACATTTGAAGGTGATTGTCGGTGGCACACCAACAAATTACAGACAACATGGTTCGGCATTTGCTTCCGATAGCAACGGAACAATACATGCAATTGTTGAAATTAAAAAACCAGATGGTCAGCATGTTTTGTATTATACATACGCTAAGAGGGATTTAGTTACTACCCAACCGGAGTTAGTGTATTCTTGGGATTGGTCGGCTCACACGCCAGTTTTGGTTGGGGGGTCAAACAATTGGGATTTGAGAGAACCAAGTTTAGTTTGTGACTCCAAAAATAGGTTGCATTTAGTGTGCAGAGTTGTTGAGCGTGATTATGGCGCAATACCGGCAGGGAGTCAAATTCTTTACACATTAAAATTAGAAAATGAAACATCATGGCCTTTGTTGGCTTCGGGCAACGGTTCAACCGGCGGTTCAAGTTTTCAACAAAATAAAACTTGGCAAGTTGTTTCAAGACGACCCGTTAATGATGCACAGGTAAGCACCATGACTATGACAAAAGGACATTATACATACGATTGTGATAAACCCAAAGTGTGTTTACAAGGTGATGACTTCCCCGTTGTATTTTATAGAGGGGCGAATTATAATCTCGGAAATAATTACAACTTTGCTACTGCTTATGGCAATTTGAGTCACACTTCAATTTATGCAAATTATGGAAAAGTCATTAAAGACTTAACACCATCGGGAAGGTTTGAATTTGATAGAGAAAACGCTACAATAATTTTAGGGGCAAATACGGATTTTGCAGGAAATCCTATAACTTACTATGATGCAGTCATTGACACAGATGATATTGCTTATGTTACTGGGTGGCAAAGCGGAGGCTCGGCGGAGTATTCATCATACATTGTATCTTGGAAAACAAAAGAAGATTGGTCTAAGAGATTTGTATCGGGTTCGGGAATGTCCTACATGAGTTTAGTTAATCAAAGCAGGGATGGTATATATGCCGGACTTAATTACCAATATAGATACATGACAACCACAATATCGGACAAAGATGAGTTGCACATGGTATTTGGTTTTACAATACCCCGAATCAATACAGGGAATCCAAGAGTATTTACTGGAACTGGAACACAAGCAACACAAGCCGGTACTGCTACACCGTTTCAATGGGTTGGAACTCCATCTAGCGCACAGTTAGAAGGCTTTGATGAAAATATAACGATGAGTTGGCCTGACGGTGGACTGAATGTAAGTATAGCGCATGGTGAACGGGTTCATTTTATGGAATTATTTATCCCAACAGTTGAGGTATCAAAACCAAGTGGTAGTTTTAGTTCTGTTGCCCGTGATGTAAATTTGAGATTTTTGTCTGTGCCATCTATGGCTTACGATTCAAGGACTGGAAAATACTCGCCCGCATCATCGGCTCAAACTATGGCAGGGCATGAGGACTTTACTCATTCCTCTCCACAGTTGAGGTATCAAAAGTTTCACGGACACAATGCCGGAGAAATAGATTTACGATGGACTACTAACGAATTGTCTTGGTATTCAACCCCGCACTTTGGAAGTAAGTTGTATTATCCGTTTGTTGGCGGTGCTACAATGTCAATCGGTGAGAATACAAATACAGGTGAAGGCATAGCCGGTTGGCCTTGATGTTATCGTGGTCAATAGCCTCCAATGGAAGTTAGGGTAGCAATTTTTTACCTGACTGTATTTAAACTCTTGATAATAAATATATGAGATAGTATTATATAGGGGCGACTGCTACGATTAAACAGAGGGAACAGAAATGAGCCAAGACGAATACGAATATGACGAATATGTAGGACACAAGCAAGATTACTTAGATGACATTTACAACACTACTGCGGAAAATGTAGCAGCAAGTGATGCGGATAGAGAATTAAGAGAGGTTCTTTACCTTCAATCCGATATTGAAAATGCAAATATAACTACTGCAACTGGAAGAAAAATAAACACCCACAGAGTCGTGGCAAGACTATGCCACAGACTAACAAATTAAATAGGTGGATAATTTAGTATAGGATATGTCGGTAGTCCGTATTAATATACCAAGTAAGGCAAAACTGCCTGACAAATGGGATGAGATACGCCCCGACTTCCCAATGCCGACACCGAGAAAGTATCAAGATGATGCCCTCTCTGTAATGTATTGGGCTTTACAAAACGACGATTTTGATAACATTGTTCTTCAAGCCCCGACAGGAATTGGTAAATCGGCAGTTGCCATGACAATACAGAATCAGTTTCAATCAGCATATCTAATGACTCCTTCACTTGGTCTAATAGACCAATACAAAGCCGACTACGGACATAAACTGGAAGAGGTTAGAGGAAGAGATAACTTCCCTTGTTGGGTACGAACAGGAACGGCTAAGTCAGCCCCTTGTTGGACTAAAGCCGGTTCATGTCGCCATGCGAAGCGTGATGTGGAAGAACCATGCCCTTACTACGAACAAAGGTGGGCGGCAGAGGATGCACGCCTGACTCTTAGCAACCCTGCGTATATGTTTAGAGCAATAAAAGGAAGAACCAAGTTCGACCAACGGGATTTTGCTATTATTGATGAAGCACATGACATGGAGGGTTTCATGAATGATTTACTGGAAGTTAGATTGTCGGAGAAAGAATGGCATAGGATATTTGGCGCAGGTCAAAAATTTCCTTCACACTTCACGCCTCAAGACTGGAAGGTTGAGATAGGGGATAGAATAAAGGTAGCCCGTAAAGTATTGTCCGATGCCGAAGATGATTTAGGCTTGACAGTAAACGAGAAAGAAGTTGAAAAGATAAGAGAAGCAGTTAGCAAAATAGAAACTGCGTTTGACATTTTACTCAAACCAAACAATGTGCATATTTCATTTGATAACTCCAAATACGGCACATATCTTTGTTTGAAACCAATTAGAGTTAGAGATTATGCGTCAGAGATTTTGGAAATGGTAGCCAAAAAGAGAATTTTCCTATCGGCTACAATACTTGACATTGATACATTTCTTCACGGATTAGGATTAGATGCTCAAAAGACTCTGTATATCAATATCACAAAGTCACCATTCCCAAGTGAAAATTTCAATGTCTATTATGCGCCATGTGGCTCTATGTCATGGGCTAAAAGAAAACACACCCTGCCAAGACAGGTGAATGCAATAGATGCTATCATGAACAAATTTCCTCACAAGAGGGGGGTTATTCTTCCTCATAGCCATGCGATAAGAAAAGAGTTAGTCAAAGGACTGACAGAGCGAGGTCACGGTGATAGAATAATAACACATGATGGAAATGCGAGAGCAAGAGAATCAGCGTTAGAAGAATTTTTCACTAATGACAAAGATGATTTGGTGTTAATATCAACTTATGTAACTCAAGGCTTTGACTTCAAAGGAAAACTGGCGGAATGGCTTGTGATATGTAAAGTACCATACCTACCCACCAATGATGCGGTTATAGCAGAGCGCATGATGCAAGATGAGTTAGCGTGGAGAAAGGTGCATGAAGATACTCCGTCATGTCCGTATCAGCCTCCGAGTAAGTATAGTGGTGATTTATGCGGTGCAGGTTTCACTTGTAATGCCCCTTGTCAAAAATGGTATCAACTTCAAACGGCTTTGTCAATTGTTCAAGGTGCAGGTAGGGTAGTAAGAACTCCTGACGATGTAGGACACTTGTTCATCTTAGACGGTGGGTGGCAAAGGTTTGCTCGCAATAACGGTCATTTGTTGCCAACATGGTTTAGGGGCAATATACAGGAATGTCCTAACTGGCTGAAAAGACAAATAAAATAGGACAACTGTTATATAGGTCAGCCAATTAGGGGTGTATATGACGAACCCGATAAAGTTTAAGATGCCGGAAGGCGATAGCCCGATGAAGTTCATTAGCAAAGCCATGTTTTACATGGCACTTGTTGATTGTAGCATACCTGATGAAGATAGCGCAGTTGAGTTGGCGAAAGCAAATCACCGACAGATACCAATTGTAGTAATAGGAGGAATTTGTAATGTCGAATGAATTAGTGTTAAAAATTAGAATAGAAACCGAAGAGTACATCTTTGAAGAATACATGGAGGCTTGAGTATGAATATTTTTTACACCAACCACGACCCACGACTGGCGGCTTTAGATTTAGCCGACCCTCACATTGTCAAAATGCCAAGTGAAGCAACTCAAATGATTGTTCAAAGTCTTAGAGATAATGGATGCCCCCAAGAATTGCTACCGTTGGCTCAATCAACCGGAGAACCACATAAAGGCGGTTATCCCAACCACCCTGCGACAAAGTGGACTATGCAAACAAGAAATAACTTCAACTGGGTCTTGGAATGGGGATTGGCATTGTGTAAAGAGTTTAAATCCAGATTTGGTAAAGAACATTATTGCTATAATGGTTTGATGATGATTGACTCTCAAAAACTAAGACGATATATCAAACGAGGTAAAATATCAAAACCACCACGATGTTTCAAGGGTCATGATGACTTAAGAGATTCTAAGATTTGGAAATGTGGCGTTGAGGCTAACAGAGAATATTACATTAGAGATAAAAACCGACCCACTATTGGTTGGAATAAGAACAGAGCAAAACCTGAATGGTGGCGTAACGATGAATGATTCAATAAGTAAAATAGCAATAGATGCTATCACAATAATACATCATTTGGGTCAAGAAGATTTGGCTAAGATATTATTAGATAGATACGATAAGGTGATTAAAAATGAATGAACAAGACATAGAGGACAGGATAGGAGGTTTAATCTTCATACTACTTTTCCCGATACTGGGTTTTTTTGTAACAGGAAGTCTTGAAGGTGCTTGGCAAGGGTTTTTACTTATGTTTGTGGTTATAATTTTTGGAATAATTGCATATATATGCATCTTTGTTGTTTTTTTACCAATCATAATTCCATTTGTTGCTATATCCAGTTTTAGAGATAAAAAAAGAAGCCAAAAATTTATTGAAGATGCGGAGAGGAAACACTTAGAATGGAAGCGAGAATACGAGGAACTTGAAGAAGCAAAAACCAATCTTACAAAATTACACCTTGCTGATGAAATAGACTTAGAAGAATATGAAAAGCGTTTGATTGCCTTATTTAAGTCAAGTGATTCAATGCGTTACTCACAAATCGTTACCAATGAATATGGAGAAAAAGTCATTGAAACTGGGATTAAAAAGAGAGATGTGGATATAGAAATTTTCCGTGTAAAAATGGCGAAGGAACATGATAAAGAAAGGGCGGCTTTGGCGAGTTTAAACCTTGATGAAGAAGAACTCATTGAGCAAACCGTTTTACTTTTCATGAAACACATGGAAGAAATACAGACAAGGTTTGATGACCTTCCAAAGATAAATTATAGTGAGAAGTACGAGTTGATAATGTGAAATGCCCCAAATGCAAAGGTGGAACTGTTAGAGGTTTTTCACTTGGCGATAAAATTCAGATAAAATGTCGTCGGTGTAATTTTATTTGGGATAAGAATCTAAGTTGGTGGAAAAATAGGCGGTAGTCTTATATAGGGGTGGCCTCCCATCTTGTAACATGGACAGAAAACAAGGAGCAGTTAGAAGATTAGTAGTAGGTGACACAGTTTATGCGTGGAATGCAGAGAAAGGGAAAATTATGTATTGTTTAACAGGCATGAGAAATGAAGGTAAATCTTTCACCACACCCACTGACACTTCGACCATCGGTAAAAGAGGCGAGGGTAAATCGTTTATGCCTAAAATGGTTAATAACGATAACCAGTAACCATACAATATGTCCGATGCTATTGAGAGGTATAACAGGATTGTTAGGAAGCCGGAAGACGGCTTTTCCTACATACTACCTCCCGATGAAATGAAGCAGGACATAGAGGAAATAGGTCAAGACCACAGAATACCAAGAACTGCTATTGCCAGATGGGTTTCAAGAACCTACGCTGAAACTGTAACACATGAACTCCAAGAGAATGAAAAACTATCAACCCCAATAGCCCAATCTGTAAGTGAAAAAGAAATGATGGAGCGGCCAATTCATTATCCGAGCGATTTTGGTTTATCTTTGATACCATTTCCTTCCGATATAGGCGGTAATTATCTTCAAGACAGGATAGAAACAGTTTGCTACACAAGTTTAGCCGTGCCAAGACCATTTGACCCCCAAATATTCGCTTCGGGCGTTGGAGGGGGAGGTAACATAGGTAGCGGTGATGTTGCAGGTATGGGGTTTCACGCCTATTCATCTTCACCAATTGGCGACATAAATGACTTGACAACCAGAAGAGGCGGTGGGTCAAGGGGTGGATTTGCTTTTACTACAACTCCATTTTCAAACGGTGAACCTTCCTCTGTTCAAGATGGAGGCTTAGAATTTGATTTGGGGGATTTAGGCTTTACAAACGGCGGGTGGAATCCCGAAGGACTGAAATATCAATTTAGGCCGAAGTCACTTAGACTCGGCGGGTTGAGAAATGGTTGGAAACACAGAGTATTTTTTGCACGGTCAAGGCAAGTATTGTATCGTAATATCTATGGTCAAATATCGGAAGATGAAGGAATACCAAATTGCCCTATGGTTGTAGTTAATGGCTTAGGGTTATTGAAGGGCATAACTTCAATATCATGCTCGGAAGGATTGAATACACCACGCAGTATGAACATTTCAATTTCAAGCATTCAAGGAAGGAGGGAAGGAATTGTCAATGTCGGAGATACAGTTCAAGTTTATCTTTCACCGAATAATTGGGCTAATCCACCTTTGATTTACACAGGTTATGTATCGGATATACAAGAAACGGCAAGGTCAATCACCCTGACCTGCTTAGATACATTGGGCTACTTATCGAATGAAATAGTTCAATCCAGTAAACTTATTTCAACAAGTGATGGTTTAGCGATACTAAAAAACCTGATAGCGGGTTCTTCCGTTCCTATTCCAATTGATAGCATAATTGTTGAATCAAATGTAGTTGTTCCTAACTCCTTGAGCGTAGCAAATAAAACAATTCTAAGTGCATGTCAATCAGTTTTACAATTCATGAACTCCGCACCAAAAATACATTCTTTGAGAGCAGAGAAAACTGGACTTATCAACATTAGGATATTACAAGATTTGGCGGATAGCAATTTACAACCTCTAAGGGGTGGAGAATTAACGGCTACCGGAAGGACAAGTAAGCCTTTGGATTTTTACCCAACTTATGTTGAGCAAGATAAAGGAGATTTGGATTTTTTCAATGTTGTAGTTGTGATAAATGAAACTGCCGGAATAAACTTCACTTATCCGAACATTGGTAGCGTACAATATCCAACAAGACCCGTTCAAAAAATATTTACTGAATCTTCAATAACGAATAATATTCAAGCGGAGAGGTTTGCCAAACTAATGTTATCAAACATAGGTAGGGCAAAGGTTAGATATTCAGTTGATGGAATACCTTCAACATTCGATATTAGAGTTGGTGACGCTATGGAATTTGCCACGACTGGAATATCAGGAATACATAGAATCATGGGTGTGTCGTGGAATATGACTGTTGATAGCCCACCTTCAATGACACTAAATGTGGGAAGAGAATCACCTGATTTGACTAAGACTTTGCAGTTAGCGTTGGAATTATCTAACTAATAGGCGATATACTTATATAGGGGTGGTCACTACCATTGTTTGTAGCCGACACATTAAACGACTGCAATACCGGACCACAACCTACGAATCCACCCTCGACGGGGGGAATGGGCGGAGGCTCTGTACGGAAAGGAAAGTGTGTCAAAAAAGTCCTTGCCCCCGACAGTTAAGGCTCTCGCTC